ATCAATGGTACGTAAGGAGCGTAAACAGCACCTGTCTCCAAGAATTGTGAACCTCTGTAACCCATCAAGATTGTGTTCTCAGTCATGTATGGGTTTTTGTATACTTTGTAACGGCTGTTCAATTGACCTACTTTCTGTACGCCCATTGCAAAGTCCATTTTGTCACCGTCAGTTGCAGCAGCGAATCCAGGAATGCTTTCCAAGATAGTTGCAACAGCTGGAGATACTACTACGAAGTTAGCACCACCTCTTAAAGTTTTTTGGTGAATCTTGTTAGATACTTTCTGCATCTTAGTTCCAAGAGTCTGGAACCACTCACCTTGAGTGTTGTAGAAGCCACCAGCACCTGCACCTGCAGTTGCCCAAGCTGAACCATTCCAAGTTTTGTTAGATACAGCAGACCATCTTTCAGTTGTTCTAGCGTCAGAGATCAACATATCCAAGATCTCAAGATCGATCTCCATAGAGATGTACTCAGACAAGATAGAAGTCAACTCAGCCTCAGCATCTACACTGTGGTAAGCGTTCAAATCTTGTGCGAATTCTGGAGTCCATTGTGCTTTCAACTTACGAGTCTTAGCAGTAATAGCTTCAGAAGCCAAGCTTACTTCGATTTCAGGGATAGAGATTGAACCGTCAACAGCTACAGTGTTTGCAGCTTCGAAGTCACCTCTTGCCTGATCAGTAGGCTGGATGTGGTAAGATAAGTCTTCGTTTGCACCAGCAGTACCAGTAGGTACTACGAAGAATACGTCAGTACCGTCAGTTCTAGTGTACTCAGCTAAAGCAGCTACAGAACCTAGTTTGAAAGCACGTACAGCTAAAGCGTCAGCGTCAGCAGGAAGAGCTACAGATACTAAGTCGTAGTTAGCTAAAGTTAAGCTATCGTCGTAGTTTACGTCTGATAGAGCTACACCAGCAGCAGCTTCTACAGTTACAGCAGCGTTAGAAGCAACACCGTCGTTTACTGTGTAGCCAAAGCGGCCAGCGCCGTAAAGACCGTCTGCAGCTTCAGCATCAACAGCCATCTTGCTGTTAGCAGTAGATACGTTACCGTACATGTTGCTACCAGAAGCGAAAGCACCGTTGTTTGAACCGTACTTGAAGTCTAAGTAGAATACTAGACCAGAAGGCAAGTTCATAGGCTGTACAGATACGAAATCTTTAGCAGCGATCTGAGCAAATACCTTACGTACCAATGGAAGAGCTACACCAGCCCAAGCTTCAGTACCAGAAGTTGTGTTATTAGCAGACTCTTTTACCAATTCTTTTGCTTGGTTTTCAAGCATAAGAGCCATGCTGTTAGTTTCGTGTTCGTTAGAAAGACCTTCCAACAAACCAGTTGCGTTCCACTTGTTAGCTAGTCTAGAAGCATCAGCTTGCATAGACTTGAACTGACCAGCAGATTCGTTAAGTAAGTTTTGAATTTCCATGATTTCTTAAATCAAATTTAATTATTTAATAATTCCAGCTAATTTTTGCATTCTCTTTACAACGTCGTTTGCTTCAGAAATTACTTCAGGCTTTGATGGTGCTACACCAGTAGCAGCAGATGCAAATCCTTTAGATTCTTTAACAACTTCCTTCTTAGCAACTACGTTTTCAGAGACAGTTTCAAATACCAATTTAACCTCTTTTACAGTTTCAGCTTTGTCGAAAGCAGCGATTACGTTTGCTTTCTGAGCTTCAGTAAGGTTGTTGGCTTTGAATACCTTATTTACATATAACAATTTTGCATTAAGAAGATTAGTCTCGTTGAGATCAGCTCTTAAAGTTTCAATAGTCTCTAAAGCTTCAGCTAATTCAGCTTCGTTAGGTCCTTGAGCGTCAGCTTTGTCAGCTTTAGCAGCTTTCAATGCACCGATGGCAATAGCACCAGCAGGTAGAGCAGCAGCAAGGATTTTAGAAACCATCATAGCGTACTTAGCACCAACGATTCCGTGGTTTACTAAGAATTCAGCTAAGTCTACGAAATCATTTTCGTTTACCATTTCCTCTTCCATTGCTTCTTCTTCCATTGCTTCTTCTTC